CACAATACAGCGGCAACCTAATCACCCCGATTTTCCGTATGCAGTTGCTTGAGCGGTGGTACTGCTCTACCATCTACAGCGACGTTTCCTCGACCGAGTATACCGGCGAGCTAAATCGTGGTGGTGATGAAATCGTCTTCTGGCGCGAGCCGAAGGTGCAGGTACATAAGTACGTCAAGAACCAGCCCATCCAGCACGATACCGTGGATGCGGAACCCATCAAGATGGTTGTAGACCAGAGCTACAACTTCTCCATCAAGATGAACCACATAGACGAGCAGCAAATCCAGAACTTCGATAACTGGAAGGCTGGCTTCCTACGTGCGGCTGGCCTAGAACTTGCCCGCGTCATAGACCCGCTGCTGCTTACCGAAATGTATACTTCGGTAGCCAATAGCAACCGTGGCCCGAACGCTGGCGCAATCAGCCGTAACGTGAACATGGGTACCGCTGGCGCCCCAGTGGTGCTGACCAAGGACAACATTGTAAACGTGCTGTCGCAGGTCCATCAGGTGCTAGACGAGGCTTGCGCTCCCAAGGCTGGCCGCTTCATCACCCTACCGCCTGCCGGTATCACCATCCTACGTAACTCGGACCTACGTGCCGCGTACCTGACTGGGCTAAGCTGGTCGCCCATCGTCAATGGCCGTCTGCCGGATACGGTGATGGGCTTCACCATCCTTGAGTCCACGTATATCCCGCGTGTGATGGACGGTGGTGTGAACAAGCTGTCCTACCATCTAGTAGCGGGTGTTAAGATGGCTACCGCGTTCGCGGCCACCATCGAGGATAGCCGCGTAATCACGGACAAGGACGACTGGGCTAACTATTATCAGGGCCTAAGCGTATTCGGCTTCCGTACCCTGTATGAAGATGGTCTAGTACACCTGTACGCCACCTTCGACCCCACCCCGTAACAGCAGCCGTCCCTAGGAGACACAGAAATGGCAATCCATGAACTATATCTAGGCGGCCCGCAGACCCCGAATGTATCTCGGGCCATGCTTCCGTCTGCCCCCTTTAACGCAGGCGAGGCGGCTTTCCAAGCGATGCGCCCCGCTGCACATAAGGGTCCCAAGTGCTTCAACATCAACCGCGTATTTGACTTCCTAGAAGACAAGTCGCTTGCTGAGTGGGCGCGTCACGCTACCGTAGCACAGGGAGACGTACTTAGTGCGCTCATCCTGCCTGCCGACGTAGTGCTGCTGGGCACTCTCATCAAGGTAGAGCGGGCGGCGGGTGTAGCGCTAACCCTCACGCCGACCCTACGCGGTGGCGCGGCCTTCCCGGCTGTTAACGGTAACGTGGTATCCAAGGCGCTAGGCGCGCCCGGTGTTACTCCGTCCCTAACCGCTACCGGCGATGCGTCTACCATAGTCCCGTTCTTCATAGCGGGTCCGGTGCCTGTGGACCTAGCCCTGACTACGTGGACCGGGTTCGGTGACTTGCGGCTCAGTGTATCGTGCCTCGTTACCGACTACGAAGGCGGTCAGTGGTAATAAGGTAAGGGCCACCGTCAGGTGTACCTGATAAGGCGGCGCAGCTTGCGCCGCCTTATTTTTTAGCGTATCGTATACGCATATTAAGGAGAGCAGCATGGCAATTGTAGCTATTCCCGGCAAGGTTTACCTACGCGATACCCGTAACGGCAACGTATACGAGTTCGAGCGTAACCTTGCCCAAATGTCGTTTGTGGAGCAGGTGGTACTGGTGCCCGCAGAACCGGAGCCAGAGCCGGAAGTCCCGGTAGAGCCGGAAAAGCCGGTAGAGCCGGTAGAGCCGGAGCAGAAGCCTACCGTAGACGAAGCCGCTACTGCGGAAGTAAAGGCGGCTGCACCGCCCCCGCCGCCCAGTGGTAAGAAGAAGTAATGACTAGCTACAGCCTATTTGATAGGCTAGAACCCGCTCGGCCTTTTGCCGAGCGGTTTCCGTACGCGCTGCACACGTATATAGTTAGCCCGCCACGCGAAGACGACCAAGTACCTAACTTCACGTTTGACTTTTCTAGCCCATGGCTACAAGCGTTTCTACAGCGCTATACGCTAGAAGCTGGCGATATACTAGAAGTAATGCTACTCAATAGGCGGGTGCAGCTACAAGGCGTACGCGTAAGCGTACAGCGGCCCGTAGATGGGCTGATGCTACGCCTGTTCACCAATAGCGGTGCGCCGTTTGAGGTAATAGATTGCTCCCAGCTTAGCTCCCACATATACCTGCCCTATGGCGGGGTGCTGGATAGAGCCGGGTCGCTAACTAATAGGGCGTTCGTAATAGACAACCCCGACTTCGTAGGGCTACAGATAGACAGCATAGCTGGCGATATATCTAAGCTGCTGCTACAGGTAGACCTAGTATACTCTACCTCGTTCAACGGGCTAGGGCTTAACAACGAAAACCTACCAAGGCCAGTAGCTAACTAATGGACACCATAGGCAAACTAGTCCAGCATGTGTCAGCGCAGCTAAACGACCAGCAGCAGTTTAAGGAATACCTGCGTTGGAACCGTAGCACGCTGGTAGACTACTATACGCAAGCGCTTACAGCGCTGCGGCAGTACCGCATAGACGCGTTCACTACCACACTGGACGTTACGCTAGCTCCCGGCTCCCGGCAGACGGTGGAAGGGTTTAGCGAAATCGTAGCCGTTAATGCCAACGCAGACGGTAGCCCCGCCGTATCCACAGACGCGCAGATGCTTAAGGCGTTTGCCGCGTTCAGCACATGTGCCCCCAAGCTACAGCGGCGCAACGGCAAGCTGGTGTACAACGTCAGGTCCGTAGGCATAGACAAGACGGACCCCAAGGTGTTCTACGTAAGCCCAGCGGTGCCGCCCGGTATGGCCCCCGTAGTGTCGGTTACTGCGGTGCGCGATGTACGCAACTACACGTTGGCCGACTGGGACAAGCCGCTAGACTTCGACGCCAAGTATATAAACCAGATTATAGACTTCATGCAGGCTCGCGCATACGAGCTTGACATAGAAGCACGTACCTCCAAGATGGATGCCGAGCGGTTTTACACCCACTTCTACCGGGCACTTGGCATCAACTACAAGATGGAGTCGGCGTTTGGCTCGGGCTTCTACAAGGGCCAGACCGGCATGGGCGACCCTAGGGCGGTGGTGACGACATGACTTGCTGTGCATACAACGCCGAAGATACCGTACCACTAGAGTCGCTGCTACGCCACGTAGCGGTGGCTATACCGGACGTACCCTATGAAGTAGCCCTAGACATGCTGCGGCAGCGGTATACGGAGCTATGCCGCAAAAGCGGTATACTTAGCTACGAGTACGAGCTTCCCATACAGCGGGGCGTAGACAACTACTTCCTAATACCGCCTGACGGCTACGAGGTATACCGCATCACTGGTATAGCTACGCCGTACCCCGCCGCCTTTGTTGGACCTACCCCGCATCGCTGGTTCGCGTATTGGGGCTATGAGTTTCACATAGTAGAGAATAAGCAAGTAGTGTTCCGCGTAGCGCCTAGCCGGGACGAGACGGGCCGTAAGATATGGCTCGGCTTGCTGCCGACCCCGTGCGTGACCGATATACCCAACAGCATAGCTACTCCGTTCGGACGGGCGCTAGCTGAAGGCGTAATAGCGGATATACTGCTGCTGCCCAACAGGCCGTACACTAACCCCGGTCTAGCCAACAGGTACGAGCGCGGCTACAACATAGCCGTAATGGCGGCTAGGAACATGGTTATTACCGAGCGCGGGGCTAAGCCCGCGCAGTTTAAGCCGGTGAGGATACTCTAATGTTTGTCCAGCCGCGTGTAGTTATAAGCCGCTGCCAGCCCCGTGCCGTGGTAAACATGAACTGGGGATGCGAAGACCCGGAAGGACAAGTAACCCTGTTCGTAAAGCGCATGGGGGACGAAGAAGAGTTTGCCTTCTACCCGGCTCTGGAAGTCAGTGGTGGCCGAATCGTGTTCCAGTTTGACGAACTACTGTTTGCGCGTAAGCCGGGGCGGTTTGAAGGCCGACTGCTACTGGCGGGCAATGAGCAGGCGCGTGTACAGCTAGAATACGTAGATGAGCGTGGGCTTGTTAACGTGGAGAACTACTAATGTTTAAGCCAGCTCACCAAGCAGTAGGCAGAATCATATGGGACATGACTTCTGCGGACAACAGCATAGAACCGGACAGCTTCTTGTTCGGGCAGGTATCGGCAGCGCTGTTTACCCCCGGCGATGTTACTTACCTAGCGATAGGCGAAGCCCCGTCTATGGAGATAGTACGGGTTACTGGGTACACCCCCGGATTCTTGCTAGTAACGCGGGGCGTAGACGGCACTACTGCTAGGGCGTTCCCGGCGGGCACCCCTGTTAGGTATATAATGCCTGCACAGGCCGTACTTGACATGATACAGGACGCTATTGCGGTCCTGCCGCTACCGTCCAATCTCACATTTAGTATAAACGCGCCCAACGCCGTACAGCAAATGGGTAACAATGTAGATATAGTAATAGCCCCCACCAGCGTAACTTCCCCGGATGGTAGTGTAGACGTTACCGGGGGCGGCTTTGCAGTAGGCGTAGCCGTAGCTCGCGGTGCGTTTGGCTGCTGCGACTAAGGACAAGACATGGCATCCATAAATCTATACGGTGTACGCGGTACGCTATGCGCCCAAGTCGCTTCCGGCGATAACACCATATGCGTAGACGCGAGCCTTGCAGGCGTAATAGCCGCTGCGCTTAATCCGGGCGACTTCACGTTCTTCTCTATATCTACCGGCACTCTTAGCGAACTAGTAAAAGTAGTCGGCGTATTCGGAAGCCTGCTTACCGTAGACCGGGCACAGGGCGGCACTACGCCGCTTAGCTTTCCGCTTGGGTCGCGTCTAGACTTTCAAGTAACCGAAGAAGGTATACTGGCTAACATAGGCACCGTTAGCACGGCAGTAAGCATATTCGGCTCAGGCGCAGTAAACGTAACCAACCCCGCTCTAAACCAGTGGGGTATAGACGTTCCCGTAACCACTATAGTTCCTGCGCTTAACAGCCCGATAGAAGTGCTGGGTACGTTCCCCAACTTCCAGCTAGCGCTACAGGCGCGGGACGGCTGCGGCGGGACGGCGGGCGACACTGTACCAGCTATAACCAACGTGGAAGCCACGGGCATAGCTACCGGCTACGCGTCCGGGGACACGGCGTACATAAACGTACTGCCGCCTAACTTCGTAGGCTCGGGCATCACCATTGCCGGGTCGTGGCCCAACATCACATTTACGGTAGCGGGGCTAGCAGGCGGCACAGTGACCAGCGTGGGTGCTGGCGCGGGCCTAGCGCTAGGCGGTATACCTACCGTATCCCCTACGCTGTCCATAGCCAACACTGGTGTAACAGCAGGCACGTACGGCGGTATACAGATAAACTCTCGCGGTCAGATAGTCGCAGTACCGGCAACGCTAAACCCTGTAAGCGTAGTGAACGCCAACGCTCCGCTAAGCGTAGTCCGGGCGAGCGATGCTATAACGCTATCGGTAGCTGCGGCCACGGTAGCGGCCCCCGGCGTAGTAGAGCTTGCGGACCCGGCAGACCCGTGGAACCCAGCAGATGCTACCCGAGCGGCTACGCCTGCCGTAGTGCAGCAAGGTATAGACCAGCTTGTGCTGCCCTCGGCTTCTGGCGCGGAGTCCTTTACGGGCGAGCCGGACGCATCGTATACTAACGCTATATCCGCAACGGCCACAGCAGTAAACCTAGCCGCAGGGGAGAAAGCAATAGTAATGGCCCACGCTACTGTACTGGATGGAGCCGCTCCGACTACGCCAGTAGTACTTGGCCTAGCTGTGTTTAACGCAGCCCCAGCCCGTGTACGCAGTAACCGCTCCATACCGCAATGCTCGCAGCAGCTTACGTTCCTACTAGAAGGTCCCGTAAACACCGTTCTTACGCTGGTGACTACCCCTGTACCGGGTACCGCTTCGATTGTATCGTTCGGCCTAAACGTCATTAAGTTCTAATGGCAAGCATACGCATAACTCAGTTCGCGGGAATACTACCGGAATACGCAGCGCGTATACTGCCGGTGACTGCGGCTCAGGTAGCGCACAACTGCCTACTTACTGACGGGTCGCTACGGCCCCAAGCAAGCTGGGTACGGCAGGAGACGGTAATAGCGGGCCAAGAGCCTGTTATGCGTAGCGTAGCGTATGACCGCTCCGCAGACCGAGCCATAATGTACTCGTCGCTTGACGTAGTGCATACGGACGGGGAGCCGTTCGCGTTCCGCAAGGCCGTTGGCGCTAACCTAAGCCCGCCTGTGATGGTGCATAACAACGGTGACGGCCTAATAGCCAACACCGCTGCCGTGTTCAACACTGGCATAAGCGGCACCGTACTATATACTCGGGCGTTCCAGTCTAACAAGCCCGTTAATAGGGTGTATGGAGTAAGCCGTGTCCGTAAACAGGACGGTCGCACCGAGGAAGGTAGTATCTGCGGCATTATTGGCGACCCGCAGGCGCTGGTGTACGAGGGCGACGAAGCCCTTATCAATATCAACTTTACTATTCTGGATGATGGTGCCAACTATATTCGCCTATACCGCTCTGTTACTGGGCTGGATACCGGCGAAGCGCTGGCTAATGAGTTCGATACGAACTGGCACCTGATAGCCGAGATACCGACGTTTGGTTCCCCCATAGTAGTCTACGTAGATGGTGGCTCCATAGTCGAAGACCCGCTAGACGTAAACTACTCCGAGCAGTTTCACCCGCCTACTTTGCTGGCCCGCTTCTTTGGTCTAACCGAAAGTGGCTGGTACGTGGCCGCGTCGGAAGGTGGCGAGATAGCCGTGTCGGAACGGTATATGCACCATGCTTGGCCGTCTAGCCAAGTCTACAAGGTGCCCGGCATAATCACCGATATAGCGGTATTCCAAGACAACGTATTCATAGGCACGGACGGCTTCCCGTTCGTGCTGTCCTTGGCTCAGGGTGAGGCAGGCGTTCAGGGCGCTCTAACGCCCTACAAGGAGCATTACCGCTGCCTGCCGGGGTCTATGACCCCCACGGCCTCCGGTGCCGTCTACGCCTCGCGGGCGGGCTTGGTGGCCCTGTCGCGGGAAGGGATGCAGGTCCTAAGCCGGGACTTCGCCAGCCCCGGCAACGTACTGTACAAAAAGACAATACCTAAAGAGCTTTCGCCCACCGAAGAGACGCAAACGCTAACCGCTGCCATAGGCGAGACTAATAGCGGTACGTACTACAACGGCTGGTACTACGGGTTCTGCGGCAGCGCACGTAACGACATATTCTTCCTGACCTCTACCGTATACCCGTTGCTGCAAGTAGATGAGTTCTTGTACAGCGCAATACTAGCAGCGGGCGAGCTACGAGAGATAGAAAAGAACTACGAAGACTGGCCCCCCGAGAACATGTTGTACGCTGCGGGCCTTACAGCCGGCGAGCTACGCGAAATACAGAAGGTGTACCCGGATTGGCCCCCTGAGAACATACTATACGCAGCAGAGCTTACAGCAGGCCAGCTACGCGAAATACAGAAGGTGTACCCGAATTGGCCCCCCGAGAACATACTGTACGCTGCGGCACTAGTATCTGGTAACATGGACGATGTACTACTAGCTACTACCCCCACTCCCGAGAACATGATTTACAGCGCGGCCCTAACAAGCGGATTCCTAGGATAACCCATGAAGAATATAATCCCCATCCATGTCGGTATGCAGGGCCTTTACAAGTTTGTAAAGCATAAGGCCGACGCTGACGGTAATCCTATTCCCGGCACCGAGCAGGTGGTCGCAGACTGGTTTCCGAACCTAATCACCAACAACGGTAAGAACCTAGTAACTACCACTAACTTCTACACCGAGTATTGCCAGCTAGGTACAGGCAATACTGCGCCTGCGGTAACGGACACCGCGCTAGTAAACCGCGTAGGAGCTAGCGCCGTAAACGCGGTGGACTTCCCGGTATTCGGCGCACAGGGGTCGGCTCCGTACTTTGGATGGTGGCGTAAGACCTACCGCTTCGGTGTGGGCGTTGCGGTAGGCAATCTTACGGAAGTGGGCGTAGGTCCTGTAGCTACGGCTAACCTGTTTAGCCGTGCGCTAATAGTAGACGCTGGCGGCAACCCCACCGTCATAACCGTGCTGGCAGACGAGATTCTGGACGTAGTATATGAACTACGTTTCTACCCGACGCTTACGGACCTGCCCGGTAACATAGTGCTGGAAGGCGTGAACCGCGCTACCGTGCTACGTGCGGCCACTGTAACTACCGCTAGCGCCAGCCTAGGCGGTTGGGCACCGGGCGGCGCGTCTGGATGCCGCCCTAATCTAGAAGCGGGTAGCCATAGTTTTGATACCTACGGCGGCGCGGCAACGCTAGGAGCGATTACTAGTTCGCCGTCTTTTGGTCCCGGCAGTAACGTAGTATCCTACAGGACGAGCCAAGCAACTTCGCGTACTTCGCTTGCTGCGTACAACCCTAACTCGTACTATAGGGACTACACCATAAGTTTCGGGCTTAACGACTCCAACCAGCCGGGCGGCATAGGTGCGATTGCTACCGGATGGGATACTAACGTATGGCAGATTAGTTTTAACCCGCCGCTAGAGAAGACTAGCTCCAAGGTCCTTACTCTAACCTTCCGTGTATCGTGGGATAGGTATACCCCGTGATTCCTAACCAAGAATTGTCGTCCGTTCCCGTACCTAGGCCCTACCTAGAGCGGACGAACGACCCTAACAAGCCGCTAGTAGACTTTGAAATGGGCGGGGTTGCCCTAAACGACCCGTCCCAAGGGCTGCGCGTAAGGGAATGGACGCTATACTTGGAAGGCGAGAACGTAACGGTTAGCGCGGAAGATGTTACACCTGTGGTGCTGTTTACTGGGGCCAACATTACTGAGCTATCGCTAGCGTTCGACCAGAACATGAACCCGGTTGTAGCCTACGTACAGGCAGAGCAAGCCAAGCTATACTGGTTTGACCCCACTATACCGGGGTATACCGCTACGGTAATAGATGAAGCTATAACCCCACGCGTAGCGCTGGACGACAAGCGGGAACTGTTTGAGCCTAGCTCCGACGTAATACTTGGGTACATAAAGAACGGCAACCTGTACTTCCGGGCGCAGCGTGACCGCTACCTTATAGAGTACCTACTCAAGTCGGACGTAAACGCCACGCTAGTTACTGTTGGCATGGCTGTTAACAACCGTTTTAAGTTTAAGCTGCGTACCCTAACTCCCGTAGGTGGGCTATGACCTCTAACGTAAACACGCTAGGATACATAGTAAGCACAGGAGCGGCCACCAGTGACCCGGCCAAGTTCCAGCAGCTTGTTACCGTAGACGGTCCTAGTCGTGGTAAGGTTATCGCGTCGTGCATAGGGCGGCAGGGGCCGTACTTTATGACCGAAGACTTTGACCCTGCTATACAGGAGTACTCGCATAGCGTGTTCGTGCTGCCGCAGCCCGGTGGCTCGACCGATGCCCCTTACGCCAATGTGCGTAAGCAGCAGTACACATGGCGCAGTAAGAAGTTCGTCCTAGCTGGGCGCACCACGATAGCCGTAGCCAAGGTGGTCCATAACTGCGGTAACGTACGGCTACGTATAATAGCGGACGGCTGCTGCCGCTACGAGGCACAGATACGTAACAATCAGGCGTTCAAGCTCCCGTCTCAGATAACCGCAAACGAGTTGGAGCTAGAACTAGAAGGAACCGCTACTGTATACGAAGTACATGTAGCCTCATCTATGCAGGAACTACTAGAGAATGAGTAACGTACTCGACAAAGCAAGCCGCGTTGGACAGCGCGTACACCACACCGACGTAATTCTCACGGAGATATTTAAGGAACACTTTGGCGTAGACGCCGACGAGCCTGCGGGCAAGAACGCCTACGCTCTACTGGCAGTAGACGTAGCGGTGTCCATAGCTAACATATTCCTGTCGCTGAAAAACCCCGACGACCACAGGCACTACCGCGCTATATGCGACACCACGTACCACCTAAACACCAACGACTTCTGGACCCGTAACGCTAGTGTGCTACTACCCATCATGCACGTTGGACTTAACACATGGCGAGACGGGGTAGAGCTAATGGTGGAGCGTACCGTAGAGAACGAATATGCCCACAATGACGGGCTTATCCTTGGCTCCCGTGCGGCCCCACTAGAGATTTTCCCGGTTATCGCGTATCTTGTGGGTGGCCCCGCGCTGATGGTGAAATCGTCGCTGCCGCTCAAGAAGGCACTAGCGCCGTACTTCCTAGGGTAATACATGGCTTCCGCAGCATTTGTAACCGATACGACCGAGATACTAACTCAGGCTACGGAAGCGGCTGCGGGTATTGCTGGCATACTTAATTCGTTCAAGATAGTAGACCTACAGCGCAAGTACTTTAACCTCTACAAGCAACAGCGCGAGTTCTACTACAACACGTTCCAGACCGGCGTAGAAACCCCGCTAGCTCAGGATACGTATGCCGACCCTGCGTATAACCTAAACTACGCCAGCCGAGTAGCTGGCGTATACGTTGGTTTTGATGCCCCGTTTAGTGGCAACATTACGGACACCCGTGGGTGGTGGGAGCGTCATGGCGCGGCGTATAGCTCGGTGCCGGACGCTAACATGGAAGTAGAACTAGCAGCAGACCTAGCCCGTATTAAGACGGACTGGACCAACTACATGCTGCGGTTTGAAGAACACTTTTTCGACGTTACCAACGACATACGTTGGCAGAAGCGTCTTATGGTCCATAACATCGGTATCAAGCAGGGCACCGCCATAGCCACAGCGCTAGATAGCTCGCTAGGCAACTTCACGGACCACCTAAATAACTTTGGGGACCAGCTAGCCACGTACGGAAATGGCGCAGCTAGGTATGTGGGCTACCGTAGGGGGCTGTCCGATACGTCGGACGACTTCAACCGCATGGAGACTATAACGCCTGATTCGCCCGTGCTGGCTTCTAACAAGCCTAGCTCCCCCGGATTTAACTACAACAGGATGCCACAGTGAAGGAGATTACTTCACAATCTAGGGGTTCCTCTAAGACCGGCACTAACGGCTACTCCGGTGACGGCCAGACGCAGTACGGTGCGGAGAACGATATATCCGGCTTGACCGTAGCCAAAGGCGGTATGCGTGGCGCGGGCCTTGTTGCCGCCATGATTGCGGAGATAGCTCTAAAGCAAAAGGCTATAGACCTAGCGGAAGACTACTACAACATAAACAAGCGGGACTACGACTTCTTCATAGCGCAGCACCAAGGCCCCATAGCGCAGACTGCCAGCGAAGCGTTTAGCCCTACGCTAAACCCTAAGTATACGGTAGACTTTCTCGCCATGATACCCGGTGGTGTAGCCAAGACTTCTATACTGGACAAACAGTGGTTTGAGGCGCGCCGTCGAGCGCACCGCTACGCCGTAGGCGCACAGCGCCGTATAGACTACCAGTTCGCCGTAACTCGCACGTTCGCTGTGGTCGCTGGCTGGAACCTAGGCAAGCGCTACGAGATAAACTGGGTAGACGACCGCAACAACCGCCGCGACAACCGCCGCGTAGCTATAGCCAACGTAGGTATAGGCGTAGGCAACATAGCGCGGCAGGGCCTCGCTTCGTCTATGTCGGGGCTGGCTTCGGCGTACGATACGCTGGGCGACACGGTAGCTACCATAGGTAACGGGCTTGCGGCTAGCGGCGGGTACCGCGCTGGGCGTAGGGATGCCAAGGCACGATACGGCGGCAAGCCGCCTGAGAATAAGGAATAAACATGCGTACCCAATTCTATGACCCGTTCGGTATGCGTACCCAAGGCTACCGTGCTGGTATACAAGACGAAATGCAGCTACAGGACCAGACGCGCCGCGCTGACCAGTTTGACTGGGAGCGGGCGAACATGCGTCCTCTACAGCTACGTGCCGCCAACCGTGTAGAAGACTACAACCAGTACGCTGACCCGTTCATGCGTAACCAGCTACGCGGTGCTGACTACGACGCAGACATAATTAGGGCGGGTAACTTCGGCCTACGTACGGGCAACTACGCCCCGGCCATGAATACGGACTTTAACTACTTTGTGCCGCAGGCGTCCTACTTCCGGCCAGAAGTCAGCTTCTACCAAGACCCAAGCGGCATGGGGTTTACGACCCCGGACGGTGGCCGTGCCCCGCTACAGTTCGACTTCCAAAACTACGCCGATGCCAACAGGCTGCTAAACCCGGCACTAGCAGGATACGACCAGTACCTAGCCACTCTAATGAGCAACAACAACCAGTTTGACGCCACGCTACAGCAGAACGCTGTGCAGCAGGCGAATAGCATGGCATGGCTCAACTGGCAACAGCAGCAGGCTATGGGCGGGGCTAGCCCCGGTAGCGCGTTCGGGCTAGGCGGGTTCAATGGATTTTAGTTCGCCACTAGATAGGTCCTATGGCCTACGTAGTACGCCGACCCTAGACAACATGTTTGGGATGCGGGTGCCTGCGCCGCCAGCGCCGCCCCTACCTGACCCCCGGCAGGTTATACCGCTGCGGGCTACGCGCCAGTTTATGCAAGACCCAAGGCAGCGTTTCCCGCAAGCCATGATGCCGGTACAGCGCTCGGTAGAGCGTATGGGTATACCGCAAAACGTAATGCAGTTTTCTCCGGCGCGGCTACCTGAGAGCCGTATGCCTAGTGGCAATCTAACGCTGGAACAGATTACCCAGCTTACGCGTAAGGTAGAGTCCACTGGTGACTACACCGCGCTCAATCGCCAGAAGAAAGGTAACACCGCGTCGGGCGCTTACCAGTATACGGACGAGACTTGGAATAACTACGGCGGCTACCCGTCTGCTATGCTAGCGCCGCCCGAAGTGCAGGACCGCAAGTTTGCCGAAGACATAGCCGCTAGGTATCGCAAGCACGGGGGCGACCCGTTTCGCGTTATAGCCGCCCACTATCTACCTGCTTACGCCGACAACCCGGAAATGTGGACTCAGGTAGTAGACCTAGGTAAGCGCGGCAAAGTACCGCCCATAGAGCAGTATGTACGTAAGTACATCAAGGGCACCCCACTAGAAGGCCAGTTCGATGCGTACCTCGCAAAACACAGCAATTAGTCCCGAGCTACAGCAGGACCTAGTGCAGTACGGACTAGTACGTAAGGTGGCCCAAAAGGGTGCGCCTATGAACCTAGACGCGCCTAAGTTTTTCGGGGTACGCAACTATGGGCAGGATACGGAAGTCGTATTTACTGACAACGCTGAAGAGCTTAACTCTAACGGCACGCAAATATCTGTACTGGCTCCTGAGATAGAGCCGTTCGACATGCTGCTTACCCGCGACTTTACTAACGCCGTAAAACGTGCCGACCCTAAGACCCTACGGCAGTTCATCAAGCGCATAATGGATGAAGTATAATGAGCGTACCCGGATACGTACTGGCCGATGAGCTAGCGCAGGGCAACAAGCGCCTATATCCTGCTGCGTATACTAGCTTCGGTACTCGCGCCCCTGCGGCAGCAGCGCCTATGCCCGCGCCGCCAGCGGCTACGCCCGCCCCCGGTGGACAGCCAGCGCAGGGCGGCCCGCCCAAGTACCCTGATGCCGTTAAAGCCGCCGAGAGCCAGAAGGGTAGTAGGCTAGGCCCTGACGAGCTTGCCACGATACGCGCTCTATACAAGAGCAATGTGCTTGTGCCTGCTAACATGGCCGCTGGCGCTAAGGACTACCAGCTAAAATATGCCGTAGAAGGGTTTGAGGCCAACGCCAATATATTCGACGAGCAGTACCTAGCCCAGCCGGGGACGGCACAGGCTGACCCGGCAGCAGGCGCACAGTGGGGCATTGGCCGTGGGCTGGCCGGTGTAAAAGACTTGGCCGCTACTACGGCGCTTGAGGGCACTCTTGGCCTAGGCCAAGGCATAGCGTCTATAGGCGACTACACCGCTCGCGGTATACGTGGCCTATACGAGCTAGCTACTGCCGATGTTTCTGAGGCGCAAGGGCCTAACGGTCTTACGCTACAGCAGATATTTAATCGGGGTATGGGCGACCGCACGTACCTTGGCGATGCGTCCGACGTTCTAGGCCAGTGGAAAGGAGCCGCTAAGCAGGCGCTAGTAAGCGACGCTACTATAGCGGCGGGCCAGAATCTTGGGCAGATGATTGTAGGTGACGCATCCGCTGGCGAAATCGCTGCGTATATGATTGCTAACCCTACGTCTACTGTAGACGCTCTAGGCACCGTAATAGGTGGTATAGCCGGTGGCCGCGCAGGTCTTAAATTGCTAAAGCTACAGGAAGCTATAGCTAAACTGCCGCCCGCGCTTGCCAAGAGCGCTACTGCCGCGTCCATAGGTCTACCTATGGCGGCAAACTCTGTTGCCCAGCAAGAGCAGCAGCTACGGGCTGTCCCGTTTGCGGACCTGATGCTTAACCCTAAGAACCTGATGGTCTACGAGACTTTCCAGCAGCTAGGGCTAACAGGCAAGGCACTACAGGATGCTACCCGCAACCAAATAGTTAACGCCCAGCTACCGCGTATAGGTAGTGCGGCCATAGCCGCTAACGTAGCCCTACCCGCGCTGTTCCCCGGCGTAGAAGCGTTTGGCGTAGCCCGTCGTGCGGTAGCTCCTGCTAGCAGGATACGGTCTGCGGCAACTGGCGCGGCGGGCGAGCTAGCCGAAGAACTACCCGCTACTACTATAGAGAACATAGCTGGCAATATATCTGAGCGTAACGTAACTGGGCAGGGTATATCCCCTACGCGTGGTCTAGAGGGCGAGCTTACGCTCACCGCAGCGCTGGCGGCTGGCCTAGGTGGACTATCCGGTGCCGCCCGCCCCAACGCCCTAAAGGCGGCTACGCTACCCCCCGGTGCGGCTCCTACTCCCGGCCTAGGTACGCCTCCCCCGGCTACCCCTGCCGCTACGCCTGCCGCTGCGGCGGCTACGGCTACGGCGGCTCCGGCTGGTGCTGGCATAAGCGAGAAAGCCGCTACGGCTCTAAGCCTAACTATAGCCGACACCGTAGATAAGACTGTAGCCAAGCCCACGGTAAAGAAGGCCGTAGCTACGCTTACGCCTGAGGGCATAGCGGCGCAAGCCGAGACGCTAGCGCAGAAGGCCGCTGGTGCAGACTGGGCTAAGATGAGCCTACCGCAGCGCGTAGCCGCTGCGGAGATAGCCGCTGGCGTCATGCTAAAGCGGGCCAACATTAAGGACAAGGGTGCCGAGGTAGCGGCTATATTCACCGCGCTACGTGCGGCTACGGCTCCAACGCCTGCGGCACAGGTACAGGAAACCGCCGTACCGCCTGAGGTCACTGGAACCCAGGTCCCCGGCACGGTAGCTGCGACAGGTGCAACTACCAACAAGCTAAAGAAGCCTACGGCTGCACCTACTCCCGCGCCCGCTGCGGCTACGCCGACGCCTGCCGTCGAGGCTACGCCTGCGGCACCGCTCACGCTACCGTCTACGCTAGCTAAGTCTAGCCCGAAGTTTGGCGACTACCCGCTAGCGTTTGCCAGTGACGCCGACAAGGCGCTGTATATAGTAGGCCGCGCAGACAAGCTATCCAAAGGCGATGCTCAGTTCCTAACGTGGATTAAGGACAATCTAGGCTACGATACTGAGCAGGCCCGCGAAGAAGGTGCCCGTATACGCGCCACGGTCAAGGCCGTAGCTAGCCGCATACCGGCAGGCCAGACCATACGCCTTAGCGCCGGGTCGCTGCCCGCCCCACGGGCGGCTGCACCTGTGGCTCCCCCGGCCCCGGAAGTGGTCCCCCAAG